GTCCTGTAGAAGCTCGATGGGCACCCTGATCGGTGATGCCCCGGTTCCGGTACTGGAAAATCGGTAGGCGCCGAGCTCGCGCTTGTCGAACACGAGATCGGCGCCGCCAGCTGGGGCTGCGTTCTCGGCGACAATTTCCCCCTCGTTCGCGGTATCGTCGAGAGTTGGCCAGGTGATGTTCTCGCCTGACGTGGTTGTCATGACCTCAGCGACAGATTCGATGCCTCCAAACGCGAGCATACGATCGGTCATCCTGCGCAGCATTGTCGTAGGTACCGTGTAGCCTCCGGCTGAGCCGGTTCCCTCCGACTGCGCGCGCAGCTCGGTGATGTCCTGGTTTTCCTGGCCAGTCTGCATGTAGTGCGTGAAAGCCCGTTCCAGGTCGTTGTCCGAGTTGCGAACGGCTGACGACGATGTCCGGGGGATGGTTCCAGCAGGTGTCATGTACGCCGTCTGGCGAGATCTGATCTCGTGGGACCTTCGGGCGACGGCGAGCTGTGACTCCAGCGCCTCGTATCGCTGCGCCTCTTCCTCGGTCAGGTCGCGGGCCGCTCCGTCCGGGCTGACAGCGGCGTCGATAAGCGCCTGAAGAGCAGCGAGGATTTCCTCGATAGTCACGATTATTCACATTCCTTTCAGTAGCACGCGGGCTCGCGCTCGAATGAGCTGAGACCTGAGGTGGTAGACGTATGAAGCTGATGTGGACCGCGCTTCCGTCGTTGCCCCGCCATAGGCCGGGTAGGTGACAGGTGACACGTCGATAAGACTCAGGACGCTGGTGTGCCTGCGGACGGTGCGATTCTCAGCCCACTCCGTTTGCCCCGGAACGAATCCGAACGACGCCCCATCGATGTCTCCCCGCTCGACTAGCTCTCGCAGATCTCGCGCATAGCTGGTGTCTGGAAGGTCGACCTCATACTCCAGGCCAGTTGAGTCAACGCCGAGTCGCAATGTTCCCGGCCTCTGCCGTCCAAGTACCATCTCGGCGTTGTGGTTCCAGAGAGCGCGCACATCGCTAGTTTCTAGAGCCTTGTCGAATGCCCCGGGGGCGATCTGTTCACGGCCTTTAGGGCCTAGATCCGCCGTCACGTCGAACACGGCCGCGTATCCGCCGAGCTTGTTTCCATTACGCATCTCAGCTCGGCATTGAACGTCGAATCTGATCATAGCGTTGGTCCTGGCGAAGTGACCACAGTTGGCGCGGGCTCCAAGGGAGTCGAAAGTGGGAAGCCCTTGTAACGAGGTAGGTCCCCATCTACCAGCGGCGCCAGATTCAGAACTGTGCGCGCCTCGTTCAGGGTTAAAAGACCCGCGTCCACTTTCTGCGCCAGAAGGGCGACCTCTTGCTCTGGTGTCGGGCGTTCCAGTCCGCTGAAGTCGAATTCGCATAATCTCCCACCTGGTAGAAGACGGGCAAGCCGCTGCTCGAATAGTGTCGCCCACGGTCCCAGGACTTCGCGAGATAGTCCTCGCTGCTGTGACTCGATTCCTGTTCCCCATGATGTCTGCTTGCTCGTCTGCATGAGCATGAATGGCGGAACACCGAACCATCGAGCGATCTCTTCTATCTGAAACTCTCGTGATTGAATGAACTGTGCATCGACAGCGCTAAGTGTCCATGGAGTGAACTTCAGCTTTTTGTTGACCACCGCGATCTCAGCCGCGTTCTGCCATCCCATGAGCTTTTTGTCAAGTCCACGTTTGATAGACTTCGCTTCTTCTTCGGTGACTTCCTCATCGGCTGTGATGATTCCAGAGATCAAAGCTCCTGAACCGAACATCTTCGCTGCTGCCCGGTCGCCGGCCGTAGCCGTTCCCAAGCAGTTGCGCGCCTGCGTCAGGACGCTCATTCCACTTAGACCATCTAAGCTCATTGATGGAATATGTGTTAAGTCACGAGAAGAGAACGTCTTTGTCTTGCCATCGAGTAAAGATGCCGTGTATACCTTCCCATCTGGCCAATCACCAGACTCAAGCTCGCTGAGTGTCGCCCACCGAACATTACAAGCCTGCGGGTGTAGAGCGGACAACGCCACAATCGATCCAGCCGAGTTATACACATGCGCCAGAAACGCGTTACCGTGCAACAGCAGGTGCAACAGGCACGTCTGCTTCCACTCAAACGGGGTAGGACCATCAGGGCCACCTGGGGAGTCAAGAAAACTAGACTGCGGTTCCCTGATCCCATCCCCACGATCGTTTATAGACCTCAAAGGGAGCATACCCAAAGCGCCAGAGATAAGACTTGTCGCTCGGTATACGGCAGACAGAGCAAGCGCGGTTCCCTCGGTAACGTCAACGCCAGAGTAGTTAGGAGCACCGGAGCCAAAGTACTCGGCGAGAATAGGATTGCTGACACTAACCAGCCCACCAGAGCGCTTCTGAAATCTCCACCACGCCATGCCAGCATCATACCCTGAGTAGAGGTATTGTGTCATGCATGGGTACCCTAAAAAGTGAGGTAGACAAAGCGCTCAAAATGCGCGACACAATAACACCATCGGACGCGGGAATAGCGGCACTCGCGCTAACCTACGCAGAAGCGATCGACGAAGGTGACGATCTAAAATCAATAGGGCCTCTACTCCAGAAAGCTTTAGAAACACTGCTAATGTCGCCAAGGGCACGATCTGAGATCATGAGGGGAGAGAACAGTGGATCCCAAGTCGAACAAGCCGCTTCTCCTATCGACGAGATCAGAAAACGCCGTGCAGCCCGCGCGAGGATCTCAGATACCGAGAATATGGACTCCGCCGCTACGTGAACTGACACCCGAAACGTCATATGGATTTGACCTCATCGACTTCATGGCCGATGTCGTCGGTGTCCCATTCGACCCATGGCAAGAATGGCTCGCCATACATTCTGGCGAACTTCTGTCAGATGGTAGGCCACGATTCCGACAAGTTCTGTGCCTAGTCGCCCGGCAACAGGGCAAGACCCTGTACGCGAAAGGTCTAACGCTCTACTGGTTGTTCATCGAGCAGGTGCCGCTAGTACTTGGAACATCAGCGAGTCGTGACTACGCGAAGGAGTCTTGGCGGGAATGCGTCAATCTGGCACGCGAAAATCCGATCCTCGCACGCGAGTTAGGGCCGAAACCGACCCGGGAAACCATCGGCGAGGAATGTTTCACAACCCTGGCAGGAAGCCGATACCGATTCGCGGCGAGCAACAGCCGTGCCGGACGATCCCGAACCGTTCACAGACTAATCGTCGATGAGCTCAGAGAGCACAGAACCTGGACAGCGTGGGACGCGGCTTACAACGCCATGAACGCCGTACGCGACGGGCAGGCAGTCGCCATTACCAACCAGGGAGGGGACGATTCCGTTGTCCTTGACGCCCTACGCACCGCTGGACTAGAGCACATCGAGACAGGAACCGGGGACAAGCGGCTCGGACTGTTCGAATGGTCATCTCCGGCGGGATCCGACCCATGCGATGTCGAAGCTCTCGCGCAAGCGTGCCCAGACCTAGGAAACCGCACCGACCCAGATGCCCTACTCGGCACAGCGCTACGCGCGCGAAACGCCGGCGGACTCGAACTGGCCGGATTCCGAACCGAAGTCATGTGCATGCGCGTCGCCCTACTCGATCCCGCGATCGATCCAGACAAGTGGGAAGAGTGTGGAACCGAAGAGCCTATGGACCTCGCCCAGCACCGAGACAAACTCGCGCTCTGCCTAGACATGTCGCTGAGCGGCGACCACGCCACCCTCGTAGCAGCCGCTGTGATCGACGGTGTGACCCATGTCGAGGTTGTGGAAGCTTGGGATGGCCTTGGACTTGGTAAAGCCCTACGGGCCGATCTTCCGGCACTCGTTCGCAAAGTCAGGCCGCGCACCATCGGATGGTTCCCCCTCGGACCGGCAGCGGCCGTTGCGGCCGACATGGGCAAATCACGGATACGCGACTGGCCACCAAGACGCACACCGATCACAGAACTACGCGCCGACGTCGTCACCTCCGTGTGCATGGGAGTCGCGCTAGCTGTCTGCGATGGCGAGGTACGCCACTCCAATGACGAAATGCTGCTCGCGCATGTCAAAAGCGCGCAGAAGCTGCGCAGGGGGGATGGCTGGGTATTCACGCGACGCGGAACCGGCCCTGTAGATGGCGCGTACGCCCTAGCAGGAGCTGTACACCTCGCGAGAACACTTCCAGCGGCACCCCCGGGCCTGGTCGTACTC